ACGACCACGAGTACGTCGAGCACGACCACCCTGCGCCTTCCCACGCACCGACCACCGCCGCGCCCGCACGCACGCCGTCGGGCAAACCGACGTGGGCGAACTGAGGAGGGCCGATGCGATGTTGGGTCTGCAAACGACAGGCGCGCGGCTTCGGCCACACCGACGTTCGGTTCAAAGCGAACGATCCGCGCCATTACCCGCTGGATTGGGTGTTCTGCTCCAAGCGATGCCAGGACATTTTTCACGCGATGTACGGCCACTGGAAAACCGCAAGGGATCGCGGTGTGAAGATCTCGGAGGCGGACATGGTCAACGCCACTGAGATCGAACGCGCCAGCCTGCAGAAATGCCTGAAGGCCTTCGGCGCGGCGGCCGAAGCCATCGGCTTCGACAAGCCCTTGGGCGACTACGACGAAGCGCAGGCGATGGCCGTGATCGAGGCCATCGTCACCTGTTTCACCAACGCGATGGCCGCGCATCATGAGATGACGAAATACCCGCCAGTTCGCGGCTTGCCGGAGGTACGCGATCCGCTCACCGACTTCTCCGATCTGGAGGACAAGGCGTTCTGGGAGAAATCGCCATGACGCTCGACTTCAATTCCGGCGCGAGCGTGTCCGGCCAGGTCGCGGCGCTGATTGACCGGGGCTTGCAGTTCGCCCGCGCACACGAGACGCCGAGGGATTACCTCGGCGCTTCGCGGCTCGGCGTGGAATGCGAGCGTGCCTTGCAGTTCGAATATGCGAAAGCGCCGGTGGACTACGGGCGCGATACGCAAGGCCGGATGCTGCGCATCTTCCAGCGCGGCCATGTCATGGAGGACTGCATGGTGACGTGGCTGCGCGATGCGGGCTTCGACCTTCACACGCGGCAGGCCAACGGCGAGCAGTTCGGCTTTTCCGATGCCGACGGCAGGCTGCGCGGCCACGTCGATGGCGTGATCGTCGCCGCTCCCGAAGGCTTTTCGACTCCGGCGTTGTGGGAGAACAAGTGCCTCAGTGCGAAGGCGTGGCGTGATGTGGAGTCGAAGGGGCTGGCCGTGTCCAAACCCGTCTATGCCGCGCAAATCGCGCTGTATCAGGCCCATCTGCACCTGCACGAGCACCCGGCGATCTTCACCGCGATCAATGCCGACTCGATGGAGATTTACGTCGAGCGCGTGCCCTTCAACGCGGCGCTGGCCCAGCAGATGACCGACCGCGCCGTTCGCGTCATCGCCGCCACCGATGCCGGTGAACTGCTGCCGCGCCGATTCCATGACGCCACCCATTTCGAGTGCCGGATGTGCCCGTGGCAAGACCGGTGCTGGAGGACGAACGCATGATTCACGAACCCGCAAATCGCATCCTTGGCGAAAACCTCGTCGATTCGCGCAAGGCCGCATTGGTCACCCATATTCCGCTGCATTGGCTGGTGCAGAAGGAGCAACGCAATCGCCGGGGCATTCCCCATTACATGCTCGGCAAGCTCCTGCGCTTCAAGATAGGTGAGCTGATGGCGTGGATGGAAGCCCAGCAACCGGCGGCCTCTCAGGAGGAAGCCGATGCTTGATTTCAACGACACCGCGCCCGAACCGGATCGCGGCGCACAGCGTGACGAAATCCTCGCCGCGTTGCTGGCAAAACTCGACGGTGTGCTGGCCACGTTGTTCCCCACTGGCAAAAAGCGCAAGGAGCTTTTCCTCGTCGGCGATGTGCTCGGCTCGCCCGGCGACAGCCTCGAAGTTGTCCTCAGCGGCGAGAAGATTGGCCTCTGGACGGATCGCGCCAACGGCGACGGCGGCGACATCTTCGATCTGATCGCTGCCGCGCGCGGCATCGATGCCCACGCTGATTTTCCGCGTGTGCTGGATGCGGCTGCCGATCTGCTCGGACGCGCGCCGGTGCCTTCAACGAAGAAGATCAAGAAGGAACAGCCGGTCGATGACCTCGGGCCGGCCACCGCGAAGTGGGATTACCTCGACGCTAGCGGAAAATTGCTGGCCGTGGTGTACCGCTACGACCCACCCGGTGGCAGGAAGGAATTCCGCCCGTGGGATGCGCGCCGCCGCAAGATGGCTCCGCCCGAACCGCGCCCGCTCTACAACCAGCCGGGCCTTGCCGCTGCCGTGCAAGTGGTGCTTGTGGAAGGCGAGAAATGCGCGCAGGCGCTGATCGATCACGGCGTCGTCGCTACCACCGCGATGCACGGCGCGAGTGCGCCGGTGGAAAAAACCGACTGGTCGCCGCTCGCCGGAAAAGCCGTGCTCATCTGGCCCGACCGCGACAAACCCGGCTGGGAATATGCGGGTAACGCGGCGCAGGCGATCTTGCAGGCGGGTGCGTTGTCCTGCCACCTGCTGTATCCACCGGACGAAAAGCCGGAAGGCTGGGATGCGGCGGATGCGCTCGCGGAGAACTTCGCTGTCACCGACTTCATCGCCTCCGGCCCACGCCTGCAAATCCATCGCGCCGGTGACGACGGCGATCACTTCGAGTCCTCGATCTTCGGCTCCGACGATGCCCTGGCGCTGGCTTTCACCCGCCGCTACTACCGCGACTGGCAATACGTCGCGGCGTGGAAACAGTGGATCGTGTGGGACGGTCTGCGCTGGCGGGTCGAACCCACGCTGCGTGCCCTTGATGTCGTGCGGCTGGTGTGCCGCGATGTGGCCTTGAAGGCGAACGACCCCAAGCTCGCCGCCAAGCTCGTCTCCAACGGCACGGTGAAAGGCGTCGAGAACATGGCGCGCGCCGACCGCCGCCATGCCGCCACCACCGACGAATGGGATGCCAACCCCTGGCTGCTCAACACACCGAGCGGCGTGGTCGATCTCAAATCCGGGCGCATGCGACCGCACGACCGCGCCGACCGGATGACGAAAATCACCAGCGCGATGCCGGAAGGTTTGTGTCCGACGTGGCTGGTGTTTCTGGATCAGGTCACCGGTGGCAACGCCGAGCTGCAACGCTACCTGCAAATCGCCGCAGGCTACGCCTTGTCCGGTTCGACGCAGGAACACGCGCTGTTCTTCCTCTACGGCACCGGCGCGAACGGAAAATCCGTGTTCCTCTCGACCTTGGCCTCGATCCTCGGCGATTACGCCACCAACGCGCCCATCGACACCTTCATGGAATCGCGCGGCGACCGGCATCCGACCGATCTTGCGGGTTTGCGCGGCGCGCGCCTCGTCACCGCGATTGAAACCGAACAGGGGCGGCGCTGGGCCGAAGCCAAGGTGAAAAACCTCACTGGCGGCGACAAGGTCAGCGCGCGCTTTCTGTATCAGGACTTCTTCGAGTTCTGGCCGCAGTTCAAGCTCTTCATCGCAGGCAACCACCGCCCGGCGCTGCGGAACGTGGACGAGGCCATGCGGCGGCGCATGCACCTGATCCCGTTCACGGTGACGATTCCGCCCGACAAGCGCGACGGCAAGCTCGGCGAAAAGCTGCTGGCCGAACGCAACGGCATCCTGAAATGGATGCTGGACGGCTGCCTGCTCTGGCAGCGCGAAGGGCTCAAAAAGCCCGTCGCCGTGATTGCGGCCACCGACGAATACTTCGAAACCGAGGACGTGATCGGACGCTGGATCGAAGAGCGATGCGTCCGAACGGCCAATGCCAAGTCCCTGACCGCCGAACTGTATGGCGACTGGAAACGCTGGGCCGAGTCGGCCAGCGAGAAGGTCGGCACGCAGCGGCGCTTCTCCGATCTGCTCATCCAGCGTGGTGTCGAGAAGTGGCGCAACAACGGCGCGCGCGGATTCCAGGGCATCGGACTCAAAGCGCCTCCGCAAGCCTCCTACACCCCTTACGCCGATGACTGACGCCGGAGCCAGTGACGCAGTGATGCGTCACTTTCCAGAAGTTCCCTTACGCGCGCGCACACGCGAGGAAAGACTTATGGGAAGTGTCGCAGTGCTGCGTCACGCCTCCGGCGACCCAAACCCAAGGATCGCCATGACCACGAACACCCTTCTCGCCCTCGATCTGGGCACCACCACCGGCTGGGCGCTGCGCACGCCGGACGGCTCCACCACCAGCGGCTCCGAATCCTTCCGTCCGCAACGCTTCGAAGGCGGCGGCATGCGCTTCCTGCGCTTCAAACGATGGCTCGACGAACTGCGCGGCCACGGCGGGATCGACGCGCTGTACTTCGAGGAAGTGCGCCGCCACGTTTCCACCGATGCCGCACACGCCTACGGTGGCTTCCTCGCCACGCTCACCGCGTGGTGCGAGCGCCACGCCATCCCGTATTCCGGCGTGCCGGTCGGCACGATCAAGAAGCACGCCACCGGCAAGGGCAACGCCAGCAAGGACGAGGTCATCGCCGCGATCCGCGCCGCAGGCCACACGCCCGCCGACGACAACGAAGCCGACGCGCTCGCGCTGCTTCGCTGGGCCGTCGAACTGCACGTGGCGCAGGAGGCGTGAGATGAAAGTTCCATTACCGAACTACCGCAGCCCGCTGGGTCGCTTCCAGCCCGATGTCACCGATCTGGAAGCGATGAAGCGCCACGGCTGGCGCGACCAGCACATCCTCGTGGTCAAAGAGGACGATGCCCGTCTCGACCTGATCGAGCGCGAGTTCATCCGCGCCATCGGCGAGCGCCTCTACGGAGGGCGCAACCGTGGCTGATCGGGCTTGGACAATCGAAACCGTGGCTGCGCGCTTCGAGGAAGCCGCCAGCACCGGACGCCGCCTGCCGCCGGTGCGCGTCACTGGCTACTTCAACACCTGGCCCGCCTTCGTGCGGCGCGAGTGGGAAGCCTTCGCCGCCGACGAGAAGATCTACAAACCGTTTCCGCCATCGCCCGATGCCATCGACCGAATGCTCGAAACGATGCGCTGGGTCGCGTGGCTGGAGGAGGAGCAGCGGCATCTGGTGTGGATGCGCGCCAAGCGCTACGGCTGGCGCGACATCACGATCCGCTTCGCCTGCGACCGCAGCACCGCATGGCGGCGATGGCAAGCGGGGGTG